GACATAACAGAACTACTAGAAGATATATATTGCACTGAGCTGGTCGTTTTTTGGTCGTTTTCTGGTCGTTTTTCTGAAATACGTCTACTTTTGCTGCGTACCCACTCCGGACGCCACTTTTCCCATTCATGCACAGATAGGCAACCATCCCCTCTGTCTAAGAAACCAGAATCAACCAAGGCGTTCACAAACGCTTTTGGATCACCAAACCACTGCGCTTGGTGAGCGATCACATAGTCACTTATGTTCTGTAAGACGCCATCATGGTGTTTTACTGACACCCAGAACCAAAAGTGCGTAAGATTCCATAGAGTATCCTTCGTCCCTACTTTGAGACGTGAAGATAAATCCAGGAATTTGTCGCTGGTTGTTAATTCAGAATCTAATCTAATGTATGCCATTATTTATAATTTTCTTCTCACCTTTTTCCTGACCTCAGGAATATGGTCATTTACAAATAAATATCAATGATGCTTTCTAATTGAAAAGAAATCTTTAAAGCTTTGATCTTCTTTTATTAACAGACGTGTATATGCGGCTGTGTAATTGTTGTTTAACTTATAATCTGTTCCTGTTTTTATCCTTGTCTCCCACCTAAGGACTTCCCAAATGGCTTTAGCACCAAATCTCTTGAAACTCTTACGTGCTTCGTATGCCAAATCCTTAAATAGTTGATATATATCCGGGTTTTCTTGATGAAACTTTTTGAAAGAACTATAGACCCGTTGGCTTATGTCATCGAATCCTTCATCAACATTTTCCATGTATTCTGAAAATGTCATTTGCCGCATTTCTTATTTCCTTTCCTTTTTTCTTCGAAATAGTGTTTTCTTCTCTTTTTGTATTTATCAAGAACCTCGTGAAGCATCGGAAAGTGATATGAATTTTTCTCAATGTTCTTTTCCTTGATTTTCTTTTTCAAGTAAACAGTATTACAAGAGGTACACTTTCCTTCCTGTATTAACCCAAAGCATCTAGGGCAGTTTTCTGGGGTTAAAGAATGTTTTGCTTTTTTCATAACTTTTTCCATTTTTCACACCAATTATTAAGCGAAAATATCCAAATAAAAAACGTATCCAAACATTCCGGCGGCGACTACTATGCCAAGTATTATTTCCAGCATCTTTTTTTACCCATCCTTTCTTTTGCGATTTTAATAGCCGTATCGATTGCAATAGTGACAAGTATGATAAAAGTGGAAAAAACAAAATAAAAACTTTTGAAATAACCACCATCGACAGGCTGAATATTAAAGTCATTAAAAAAACTGAGAATATAACTGACTTCATTTGGTTTAATCATAATTCCTCCCCTTTCCATAGTTCACATTTCGGACAAGTCTTTAAGACAAACTCATCAGTATTCCCGTTATC